GACATTTGATGATGCTGGCGCCGATGAGACATTTGATGATGCTGGCGCCGATGAGACATTTGATGATGCTGGCGCCGATGAGACATTTGATGATGCTGGCGCCGATGAGACATTTGATGATGCGGAGGACGATGAAGATATTCAACCAACAATATTGACTAAATCTCAAAAATTTATGGTAAATGCTAATAATCCTTATGATGGACCATTTTGTTCTAGCGACGAGGATGCTGCAGAAGAAGAGGAGGGGAGTACATCAAAAAAACATCGACTAGAATTACCAGTAACTCATGTTGCGGCACACACTCGACTTACCGGACTTATAAGTAATGAACTTTCTCGTCAAATCTACAATGAGTTTAATCCCGAGACATCTGACGGGAGTTGTGTTAACGGCGACCTGGCAGATATTATTAGAAAAATGTACTCCTATAATATAAAAACTCGCAAAATTTGATGCAATAAGATTACCATACTTCTTTGGTCAAATAAGTCATTACGTTGACTTTGAATCAATTGACCGGGGTTCAATTCCCCGCTGGACCTTTTTCAACTTTTAGAAAAAGTTGAGCAAAAACAAAACTTTCCTTTTTGTAGCAATAATAATTTTCATACTTATAAAATTGAATAAATATAGTCTAAATAAATTTCAAAAAAAATTGAAAAAAATTGAAATACTTTTTTTGCAAACTGTGGTATGCCTGCTTAATTGGACTATATTCGTGAAATAGTTATGAAAAAAGAGGCTATATTATCTGAAGATCATAAATATCGTTATCAATTATCACGCATCTGGGATGAAGAGTTGCCCTCAATATTGTTTATTATGTTGAATCCCTCGATTGCGGATGCCAAGGATGATGATCCTACAATTCGTCGGGTTGTAAATTTTGCAAAATCTTGGGGATATGGCGGCGTTTACGTCGGTAATTTATATGCTTTTCGGAGTACAGATCCAAAAGGTTTGCGAGATATCGAAGACCCTGTAGGCGAAGACAATATTACTCATGTACAAAGTTTACTACCTCTTGTAAACAAAGTTATTTATGCATGGGGTCATAATGAAAAAGAACCAACCTGGTTACGTGAGATGGTAGAGAAGCCATATTGTATCGATGTGTCAAAAAAAGGTATTCCCAAACACCCATTATATTTGAAAAAAGATTTACGACCATCACTGTTTTACCGCAATTAGTTCATGACACACGATACATAACTAGTGTTGGCGTCCTCGTCCGAATGAAGTAGTCATGCCCTGTGCGGAAGATGTTGAACAATAAATAAAACACCTTTTAATCGTGAGTTCATTTTAATCCGTGGTTCTCCTTTTTTTATTATTATAATAATATGAAAAATTGAAATGCTTTTAAAAACATTGGTTTATGTCATCCCAAGATATATTGAAACATATATTGAACATTACTCATGAGTGCTCAGAACTATGAAGATATCGCGATGAATACTGGTGACTATCCTGTCAGATATGTCTATACCGACCCTCCCTATGCGTTGTGTCGCGGCGTAAATTTGTATAGTCCACGAGTTTTGCTGTTTGAAGAATGGATTATCACGGAGTTGAATGACAGACTAAACGATATTCACCCGAACTCACCCTACCCCTACGTTATATTTCGTTACACCGGTTTCAGACCGGGAGTCCGGTGTCCAATATTTGCGGATGAACGACATTTTATATATCGTCTCAGCAATTGTCCGTGGTCGTCTGCCAACCAAATCTCCCTTATCTGCTTTCTCCAAGCACAAGCGAGAAAAATCCAGAAGTGCTGGCGTACTCGTCCGACTGAAGTAGCCATGCCCTGTGCGGAAGATGTTGAATAATAAACAAAAATTAGAAGATTTTAAATAAATAAAAATTTAAAAGTTTTTTATAGCAATAATAATTTTAATATTTATATCTAACGTCGTTTGCTAGATTTTGGTTTTTTTCTAGATTTTGGTTTTAATCTTTTTGTTTTTAAACAACGACACATTCCTCCTCCTCTAGCAATATCTTTTAATTTGTCAATAAGAGCTGCCTCTTTTAAAAGGCAATAAAATTCTCATAAGAGACAATAGCCTTTTTAAATTTTACCAATGTTTAATAATAATTTCAAATATTATACCTTAGATACTTAAAGAAAGCAGATAATATCTAGATTAAGTCAGCGTTTAATTGTTCAAAGGTGTACAACATTGTATCTAGTATTTCATTTGATTATACAATATTATATTTAAAATGAAAAATATAATCACATCTATAATATATATTATACAGATGACCTCTATAAATAGACCATCCATAAGTTTATCTAACATACCCTCAATTAGTTTGTCTAGAAGATCATCTAATAGATCATCTAAGAGATCATCTAATAGATCATCTAAGAGATCATCTAAGAAATCATTTAAAAGATCATCTAAAATGCCCTCAATTAGTTTGTCTAGAAGATCATTTACGAGATCATCTAAAATATCTACAGAAAACAGTATGAAAAGGACATCAAGTAAAAAAACAAAAAAATTACATTCAAATATTAACAAAATAAATTGGCATCCACGTGGTATATCAAAGTTATATTTCAAAAAAACTAGTATAACACCTATGAGTATGCCTACGGGAAACTCAAACAAAATCTCTGTTGGTAGAGGTTATACTTTTCCCCCCCAAAGAGAAGATTATATCATCAAAAAATATAAAGACTTCAATAATTCAAGTAAAGTAATAGACGAATGTATTAAAAGTAGTTCATCTAGCGTGACAATTTATAAAAATAAAAAAAAAATTTTAAATGTACATAATAAACACGATGATATGTTAATAGAAACATTATCCGTTACAAAATCTTTCTGTGCCTTAGCAATTATGTTTTTAATACAAGATAAAAAAATTAATAGTGTCGAAGATCTAGTCAGTACATACATTGAATCATGGGCATATGGTGAAAAAAAAGATATAACAATTCATGATATTTTAACGCACACGTCTGGATTAGATAAATATTGGAGCTATGAAAATTTCATGTGGCCACAAGGAAATCTTGATATGTTTTTAAAAAATACAGGGATAAAACCAAATGTTAAAGATATCTCTCTAGTTATAGATAAAACACGTGAAAATGGTAAAGATTGGTTTTATAATGACACTGCAACACAAGTTATACCAACATTAGTACAGAGTATAACTGGGCAAACAATTAGTAAGTATTTAAAAAAAAAGTTGTTTTCTCCTTTAGATATACCTTTTGTTTGGAATAAAGATGACAACCATAATGATTATGGGCCAAATGGTCTTAGTATAAGCAGTAATAGTTTATGTAAAGTAGGAATTATGATGTTAAATGATGGTATGTGGAATGGGAGAAAAATTCTAGATAAAAAATTAATTGACCAAATGACAGAAAAAAAAATACCACAAAGTAAAATGAGAAAAGACCCGAATTTTGCAAATACTGACATGAGTGGGTATGGTTTTATGTGGTATGATTACAATGATATGAAAATAGCTATGGGATTTCTTGGACAACAACTAATTATTAGTAAAAAAAATAATGTTGTTGCTGCACGAATTTTACAAAGTAGATGGGATGAACCAACATTCGAAAGAGCCACTAATGAAAATGAAATTTATTTTAATAATTTTAAAAATCTTATCGAAAAAATATAATAACAAATAATAATAAAAATAAAAATTGAAATACTTTACCGAAATATATTGTAGTATAACATAATATATTTTAACATCTATTATAACAACAATTATGGACTCCACTGATTATCCAATTATTGTGGTGAACATCGCCAGAGAAGAAAAGGATTCTCTAGCATATTGGCGAGGTATGAATCTATATAGTACTCTAATTATGCATTTCCAAACATGGTTAAGATGGGAATATCATCTTTACATTAACCATACTTATTTAAATTCACCAGCAGAGTGGCAAAGAACACATTGTCATGTATATAACAATGGCGCTTGGGAACGTAGTTGGTATTTCTCAAATATATGCTTTCTCCAAGCACAAGCGAGAAAAATTCAGAGGTGGTGGTGTGAGCGCCCGACAGAAGTAGCAATGCCTTGTGCCGAAGATGTTGAATAAAAATAAAATTATGAAAATAAATTTATGAAAATAAAAATTGAAATGTTTTTTCTTTAAATTTAAAAAGTAAATTTAAAATGATGTCTTATCAAGAAACTAACATTATTGGAAACGCGGCGGCAGCGGCATTGGCATGGGCCGGACCTAAAGAAGCTGCTTTGGCGGAAGCTGCACAAGCAGCAAGGGAAGCTAATAAATACAAAAATACGACGCAAGAAGATGTCGCGACGAATGATGTTGAGGGCGAGTGGAAAAACGTTGTCGATTAAACAGCAATATGGTCTGACAGACAACATTAATACCGATTTTTAGCTTTCAAAAAAATAAATAGACGCAGATTCTTTTTAGAATAATAATTCATATATAGTTTAATTCTTTATTAATTTGCTCCTAGAAATTTTTCCAAAATATCCCTCTCGCTTGGTGTAAGCAACCCTACCGATGTTTTAATGTCTTGAAAATGTTCATCTCCTATCAAATTCGGCACACGTACATCCTGCAACTTTTTATCTTTATTCATATACATCCTTCTAAAAACCGTTTTATAAAATGTTGCGTAACCACACATCAGTGGAATATCATTATTCAGATAGCGGCTAATATCATTACTTAGCCACGCCACATCACTTTCGTCAGAGGAGGTGGTTGTGTCAGGCGGAAACTGCATAGCATAAATGTGTCTTATCTTAGCATTCGTTTTATGATAAGATAAAAGATCTTTTTTTAATTCATCGGTCATCGGTTGATAAGTGTACGGCATAATATTATCACGCACAATTTCAAGGGGTAGTGTATTCATGGTTATTAGTTTATTTATTAATTTATTTAATTACTTTTAATCAATTTTTTCGGAAAAGAAAAATAAAGGTGATGTATTCCATATATGATTACGTGTCTTCCGCTTCAAATTCATATTCCTGTGTGATTCCCGCCATGAAGGATTGCAGATTGTGCCTTTCCTTTGGCGTAAGCAAGCCGACTGATGTTTTAATATCTGAGAAATTTTCTTCACCAAATAAACAAGGGACTCTTACCGCGCGTAATGGTTTATCTTTATTCATATACATCCGTTTAAAAACTTTTTTATAAAATTCACGATACCCAAACATAAGTGCATGATCATTATTTAGATACCGGCTAATATCATTACTCAGCCACGACAAATAACATTCACCCGACGAACGAGGCCAAATCAATGCATACTGACGTTTAATATTAGCAATAGTTTTATGATAAGATAAAAGATCCTTTTTTAATTCTGGCGACATTGGACAATAGGTGTAGGGAATAATGAAATCACGAATGATAGCAGGTGGTAATGTATGCATATTTAATATTTGATGCATGATTATCTTTATGTACAATTTAAAAAAAAACCATTTAGTTCTTTTTTTTAAGTATTAAGGTGTTATTTATTACAATACATTACCGCTTACCAAGATGAGCGTTCCTGGTGGACAGCCCGCCGTCGGAGCGAAGAAGCTTTGTATGTTGCTGTTTTTTGTGGGTTGTTATGCGGATTACATTGGCGACCATGAGGTGCGAGGTTGTAAATATCTGTATTTTTTTTATACTTATTCCCGTACGGGAATTTATCCATGGTCACCTTAATATTTTGGTGAAGTTGACGCGTATGCTCACGATGGCGTCGTGGCTTCCAGTTCTTGGTGTGTCCCCCCATATCATTGTTGATTTTGTAAGACTTTCCCATATTTGATTTCAGGATTGTCATTTTACGAGAAAAAGTATTTCAATTTTTTTTTCATTTTTTCATTTTAAAAAATAAAAGACGTTAGGGATTAAATAAATAAAAGTAGGGTATAACTATTACAATTAATACCACCATGAATAATATATAAAATAAAATAAAATATTTAACACAATACCAACATACTTTAATTTTATATTTTATATTATATTTTAAATTATACATTATTACTATAAATAAATATAAGTTTATTTTGTAAAAATGAAAAAAATAAAAAAAAATTGAAATACTTTTCAAGTTTACCGCCAAATGTCCGAAACCCAAATCTGATATATACTACAAACTACTATAACAAATATGTCTTCTACCAATACGCCCTTCTGCCCGTGCTGCAAGTCCGCTGGAAAGTCTGAGACGGAGTACACATCGCACTTCGTGAAGGACAAACCAGGACCGGATGGTGTCGTGGTTTGCCCGACTCTTCTGGGCCAGGAGTGCAAGTACTGCCATGAGAAGGGACACACGCCCAAGTTTTGTCCGAAACTTGCTAACCGCGGAAAGACCAAGCGGGTCAGCAGCTACCGCAGTGCACAGGCGACCCATGAAATGTCCGCGAACCAGCGTCGGCAGGTCGAACGTGAGGCCAGGGTATTCCAGCAGAAGCAGCAGGAGCAGCACCAGCAGAAGCAGCACCAACAGCAGCAGCTGCGAGGTCGGCAGAGGTGCATTGACACCATCTTGTACGAGAAGCGTTACTGGTTTGATCCCCTGCACAAGGAAGAAGAAATCCAGAAGTGTCTCTTTGCACAGACGCTCTGTCGTCTTTCCGACAAGCAGCTTGCCAACGCGCGCGGGTGGGTCAACGGCGAAGAGCGGCTGCCGACCACATTTCATACATGGTACAATCTTACCGACGAACAGGAAGCCATGGCGGAAGCCGATCGCGAATATGAGTTCCTGCAGGACCTGGAACAGATGCCTGTTTGCCTCAAGCCTAAACTCAAGCGCAACGTAGCCATCGGTGTAGTGCACTAACTTTGGACGGAAGATGCACGATGCACGATGCCCATACGCATAATATTTAAAAAATAAAAAAACATCAAAATAAAAAACTAAAAACTAAAAAAAACATAAAAATAAAAGAAATGGAGGTGTGCCCATTCAATACTTTTTTAATATTTTAATCATATAAATATACTTAAAATATTATTTTTTATTAACATTTTGTTGGCGGATATTCTAGGCTATTTTCTATATCACTTGGCATATAAAAAGGGGTGGAATATTCAATTACTTGAGTTTTTAATTCCTCTACTTCTGGGTCAAGCTCTGCAAAATGCGTGAAATCTTTTAATTTTTTACCAGACAAATTTTGTATTTTATTGCATAACATTGCCGCCGCCGTGAGAAATTCAGCAACTTTTTCCATATCGGCTTCTTTAAATTCCCTCGTGGTAAGAGCACATAAACCAATTCTTACTCCGCCCGGCGTTAAAGCACTTGTATCACCTGGAACAGCATTTTTATTTAGTGTAATGTGACACATATCACATAGTTTTTCCATTTTACTACCCGTTATTCCCAGAGGACGAAGATCCCATAAAATAATATGATTATCTGTTCCACCAGTAACAAGAGTATACTTTTTATCTACAAGATGTGACGATAATCTTACCGCATTTTTTTTTACTTGACTACAATAATCTTTGAAAGCGTGGCTTTTTACTTCTTTTAATTGTGTTGCTATTGCGGCTATTTGATGCTCGTGTGGACCACCCTGCAATGCAGGAAACACCGCTTTATTTATTTTTTCTTCAAAATTTCTTTCGTCTTTTTTGAAAAAAATCATCCCTGATCTTGGCCCACGCAATGATTTATGTGTGGTTGTTGTTATAATGTCACAAAAATCAAATGGATTTTCTGCTTCTCTTGTTGCAACAAAGCCAGATATATGAGCCATATCCATGAGAAGCAATGATCCATTTTCATCCGCAATTTCTCTGAATTTTTTATAATCCCATTCGCGAGTATAAGCAGACCCACCACAAATCAACATGGCCGGTTTAAATATCTTTGCCATTTTTTGAAGCTCGTCATAATCAATGCGACCCGATGATATATCAACATTGTAAGGTAAAGATTCGAAATAAACTGATGTTGCCGAAACCGCTTTTCGTTTTTTATACTTGTCTAATGTGTAATATCCGTGTGTTAAATGACCGCCACTTGGTAGCCCTAATCCCATAATTCTGTCGTGAGGTTTGAGTAAGGCTGTGTATACTGCAAAATTTGCAGGACTACCTGAATATGGCTGCACATTTACTCCCCACTCTTTAGAATTACATGGCATCGCATCAAGAGCTCTGGTTTGACACAATGTTTCTATTCTATCTATAATTGTATTTCCACCATAATATCGTTTTCCTGGATAACCTTCTGAATATTTGTTTGTTAATACTGATCCTAAACATTCCATGACTGGTTGAGATGTAAAGTTTTCAGAAGCAATAAGTTCTAGACTGGAACGTTGTCGAGTTTCTTCTTGTTTAATAAGTGAAAATAATTCAGGATCATGTGCTCGTAGCGCTATTTTTGAACATGTATGTAACATTGAAGCCTTTTTCATCATTCTAGCCAATGTAATAGAATTTACTTTTAGTATTTAATATGTAATCTGTAATAATTGTATTAACAGAATATATATATTTAAAAACGAATATAAATATATTCAAATAATATTATTATGATGAATGATAATAAAAATATTCTAACCCAATGTTTTTTTAATAATATACACAAATTTGTGGGAATAACACAACAACATTTTACCTTGCTGACTTGCGACTTCTGCAAAACCAATGTACCACAATGTTGTAAGTCTAAATGGGTTGGTTATTCTTGTTTTTTATATGTAATACCTGCTTTTTTTATTCCAGGTTCCAGTTTTTTTTCTGATATCTTACGATTGTTATATATTGTACAAGGTCCTATAGCTCATGCTTCCGATTATATTTGGCATAATGAGACACATATATCACATGGTATTGATAGATGGTTTGCTACAACTTTAGTTATGATCACAATTTATTTATGTAGCCGATATTTAAGTTTTTTCAACACTATTTATTATGGTATTATACCTTTATCGAGTTTGTATCTAGCAAAAATAGCTAGTACCATAAATGACATGAACTTATATAATATATCTCAAACTATTTGGCATATTACTAGTCCAATATCATGTTGTTTAGTGTATTATAATATATATACCTCGGGACATACCCTATAAAGTTTCGTTTTACTACATAAATAATTATAAATAAATTATTGTTGATAATTACTTTATAAGTAAAATAATTATCAAAAGCATAAATTATAAATGTAAGATTTATTTTTATTATACTTTGTCATCCATTATTTTAATAATATAATTCATGGCAAATAGATGGATTAACTAAATACACAATATAAAATATTAATCCAATCGGAATCCCAAAAAAAAGACCTATCACCGATAAGATCCCTAAAGTTGTGTATTTACATTTGAATTGATACACAATACCCACAATGTTTAAAATGCCCCCAATAAACATTAAAATTAAAATAATAATTATGAATCCAATACCCCCTTTAAAAGGTGGTGAGTCAGGAATTCTACGCCGAACATCACGCCGAACATCACGCCGAACATCGCGCCGAACATCGCGCCGAACACCACCTTGTCTATACATTTCATTATAATAATTATAATTATTATATCCCTCTATTGTTGCGAAGTGTTCTTTCATACTTCGGAATAAGCGAGAATAAGGATTTTTATTTAGGTAGGTATTCATATATATTATGTAATATTTTTTTATCATCCGGTGGTTTTAAACTGATCATACCTTTTCTTTTGGTCACATTGTCTCGCAAATTGCATTTTCAATGCGTTCAATATGCTTCGGTACCGGTTCACCCCACCATTTATTCGCAGAAAAAAGTAGGGGTCCTTTTTCATCATCAATCGGCGTTAAAGCAGAATACACTAAAACATCATTTACAGAAACCTCAAATGGTTTTTTCTCACCTTTTTCAACATCAACCGGTTCTTGCACAAAGGTTATATTTAGTTGATCAAACTTATCTGTTAAATGTGACACTAATAAATTAGTGTTTGTCTGAAATCATTTTTGTCAATACCGAATACAAACTTTAACTGGCATTATATTATAGGTAAATATCTTATTTTTAAATGTGTTAAAAAAAAAGTTTTATGAAATAACACTGATATTTTTATAATTTTATATTTTTATATTTTTATAATTATTCTTCATCAAAATCGACAATGTTCATAGGCAGTTGAACATTACGCCACCCCGTCTCAATGGCAAGGTCGCCCGTAATGTATTCTAGTTGCCTATTCTCGGGCAACACAACGTTCTTCAACTTTCCCACCATATTTGCTTCCCACTCATGGTCATTGTAAATATTATCAGGACACTCATCCAACCAATCACTCAACGTCACGACATACTCCTCGTTAATTTTTTTCACATAGCTACAATAGTTCAACGTACCTCCTTCCAGATTAAAGATATACACGTTTTCCGGGAGCGGATGCTCGTGCGAATCCCAAAATCCACCAGCACCCTCCTCACCCTCACTCTCGTCCTCCTCGCTGTCCCACTCACCCTCACTCTCGTCCTCCTCGCTGTCCCACTCACCCTCACTCTCGTCCTCCTCGCT